CCACGTCGGGGCGCTCGATGGTGGTGGATGCAGCTGGGTTGGTGGACGCGAACGCGGTCAAGGTCGGGCCGAGCGGGTCCGGCACGGCGCAGACCGCGGGCGATCTCGCTGCGCTTTCCTCGACGATCGCGGGGTACGTCGACACGGAAGTTGCGGCGATTCTCGCTGCGGTCGATACCGAGGTTGCGGCGATCAAGGTCAAGACCGATCAGTTGACCTTCACGACCGCAAATCAACTCGACGTGCAGGTGCTGTCCGTGGCCGCGAACGCGATCGGCGCAAGCGCGATGGCAACGGACGCGATCGGCTCGGCAGAAATCAGTGCAGCAGCGGCCAACAAGATCGCCGACCATGTATGGCGGCGCAATTCGTCGAACATCGAGGCGTCGAGTAACGGCGACACGCTGACGTTCCGCTCTCCCTACGGCTCGGTGTGCAAGCTCACCAACAAGATGGCCGTCTCCGGCTCTGATTTGATCACGTATCAGGTCGATGACACGACCGCGATCGGTTCGCAGGCGATCGGAACCAACGCCGCGGCAGAGCCGATCGTATCGCTCGACACGGCTTGATGGCTGCCGGCTTCCGCGGCCTGCCAGAAGCGGCGGGCCTTTGGTTTTCCGCTGTTCCTGTTGCGCCGGCCGCTGGCGGGTTTCGTTCCGCGCTCGCCGCAATGGGGTTGTGGGTCAATAGCGCTGTACCGGTCGCGCCGGAAGAAGAAAGCGCAGTCGGCTCCCTTCGCCGGATCAAGTCGTATCGCCGCTACGTCGCCCGCAAGTCGCGGGAAGCCAAGCGCGTCGAGAAGAAAATCGCCCGCCTGGAGGCGCGGCGGGAGCGGATCGTAGAAGCCGCACCCTCGCAACCCGAGGCGATGCCGACCTTGCAACCGCTTCTGGAGCAGCTTTCCGCCCTCAGATCGGCCCTTTCGGCCATCGAAGCCAATGTGTCGTTCGCCCGCGCCCAAATCGAGGCGGCGGAGGACGACGAAGACGAGATGTTGCTGTTGATGTGATGGACGCCGACGAAAAAGCCCGCCGGTCACGGCTCGCCAGGGCGCTGAAATCCGATCTCGCCGTGCAGTCGGCGCTTGAACGGATGCGCGCCGCGGCAATCGAGCAGTTCACACGTTCCGAGCCGGCAGACGATGCGTCGCGACGCGATGCCTATCACCGACTGCGGGCCGTGGACGAGTTCGCGCACAACCTCGCGCTCTTCATTGCGGACGAAGCGGTCCTGAAATTCGACGCCAAGCGGGCGTCCTAATCGAGAGGCCATCATGACGGACGAAACGGCATCCCCTGACGGGATGACGATGGAGCAGGCTGTTCCGAAACTCAGCGCGTTTTTCGCTGCCGAGAACGGAACGCCGCCCGAACGAGACAATCCGCCCGCCGAGACCGCGCGGGCCGAAGAATCCCCCACCGGGGACGCCGCACCGCAGGACACTGCGCCCAGCGGCGACGAACAGAAGGCCGAACCGGCTGAACAGCCGCCCATCGCGCCGCCTGCTTCGTGGGATGCGGACGCAAAGACCCGTTTCGCCAAGCTGCCGCGCGAAGACCAGGAGTACCTGATCAAGCGCGAAAGCGACCGCGACCGCGAATTGCGCCGTATGCAGAACGAGACGGCGGAGCGGAGCAAGGCATTCGAGGCCGAGCGCGCGAAGCTGGCTCAACAGTTGCCGCCCTTCCAACAGCAACTGGCTCAACTGACCGCAGCCCTCAACAACCAGGTGATGTCGGAGTTTGCCGACATCAAAGGACCGGAAGACCTCGCCCGTATGGCCGAGACCGACCCGGCGCGTTACGTCCGCTTCGATGCGCGGATGCGGCTTCTGCAACAGGCCAATCAGGCCCAGCAGCAGCTTCGCCAGCAGCAAGAGGAACAGAACGCGCGCGAGGCGGAGAAGCGATTCGAGCGGGAATCGGCCGAACTCAAGCGTCTGGTGCCCGAGCTTATGGACGAGAAGTCCGGCCGGGAGCAGCGCAAGGCGCTCGCCGATTTCCTCATCGAAGAACACGGGTTTCCGCCCGAGCAGGTGAACAACCTCGTGGACGCCAAGTCGATCAACATCGCTTGGAAGGCCATGAAGTGGGACCGCGCACAGAAGGCCGCAGCGGCGGCCAAGGTGGTCAATCTTCCCCGGTCCATGAAGCCCGGAACAGGCAGCGGCCCACGCGAGTCGGATGACGACCGGCAGGCGGCATTGGTGCAACGCGCGCGCAAGACCGGGAGCGTCAAAGACGCTGCGGCTGCGATTTCGCGCTTTCTCACGTAATCAGGAGCAGATCCCATGACGCAGACTTCCGGCACGTTCTCCAGCTACGACGCGAAGGGCATTCGCGAAGACCTGGAGGACATGATCTACGACATCTCCCCCACCGAAACCCCTTTCGTGCGCGCGATCGAGCGCGTGAAGGCGGACAACACCTTCCACGAGTGGCAGACCGACGCGCTCGCTTCGGCGGACAAGGACAACGCCGCGGTCGAAGGCGACGAGGTGACGGCGGACGCCATCACCGCCACGGCCCGCGTGGGGAACTACACGCAGATCCTCGACAAGACGATCATCGTCACGTCCACGCAGCGCGCGGTCCGCACCGCCGGCCGCAAGGACGAACTCGCGTATCAGGTCGCCAAGGCCGGCCGCGAGATCAAGCGCGACATCGAGGCGGCAATCTCGCAGAACAACCACGCGGTTGCCGGCGACGACGCCACGGCGCGCAAGCTCGGCGGCGCGGAGGTGTGGATCGGCACCAACGACCAGAACGGGTCGGGCGGCTCCACCACGGTCACATCGTCCGGTGCGCCGACCGCGACCAAGCTGACGGACGGCACGCAGCGGGTTTTCACCGAAGACCTGTTCAGCGCCGGCATCTCGGCGGCGTGGGACCAGGGCGGTTCGCCCACGCTGGTCCTGGCCGGGTCGTTCAACAAGCGCAAGATCAGCACGTTCACCGGAAACGCCACGAAGACGATCGACATGAGCGAGCAGGAGCTTGTGGCGGGCGTCGATGTCTACATCTCGGACTTCGGGCGCCACCGGATCGTGCCGTCGCGCTTCGTGCGTACCCGTACCGTGCTCGGGATCGATCCCGAGTATTGGGCGGTCGCCGTGCTTCAGCCGATGAAGACGGAACCCCTCGCCAAGATCGGCCACCATGAGCGTCGGATGCTTTCGACCGAGTTGACGCTCGTGTGCCGGAACGAGAAGGCGAGCTTCAAGGTCGCCGACCTCACGACCTCGTGACCTGACGGCTGATCGGCAACATAGGGGCGTCCTTCGGGGCGCCCCTTTCCTTTTGGAGAAGCGAAATGGGTTTCAGTCTCAAGCAGGTTCCCGGCGCGTGGTCCGTCTACGACGACACGACCGGCCGCGACGCCATGAAGTTCGACGCGAACGACAGCCGTTCGTATTCGAGCCCCCCGGCGCCGTTCATGTTCGACGATTTCGAGGGCGACGTGATCGCCGACCAGTGGGCCGTCAACAAGGGCTCCGATGCCGCCACGGTCAACTTCGCCGTCCTGGCTTCGACGGCCAACGGCGCGGTCCGCGCGACCACGGGTGCGGGCGCGGGCGGTACGATGGCGGTCAACGGCGTTCTTCTCGAACGCTACCTGAACTGGAAGCCCAATGCGGGCGGCCTGGTCATGGAAGCGCGCGTCAAGATCAGCGCGATCACCAACATCTCCCTGTTCGTCGGCTTCACCGATCAGGTCGGCACGCTCGAAGCGCCAATCAACTCGGCCGCGTCGGCGAACACGATCACGACGACGGCGACGGATGCCGTCGGGTTCTTCTTCGATACCTCGATGACCGACGACTACTTCTGGATCGCCGGGGTGAAGGCTGACACCGACGCGACGCATGCCAACACCAACGTTGCCCCGGTCGCGGCGACGTGGGTGGTGCTGCGGGTCGAGGTCGATGCGTCCGGCAACGGGCGGTTCTTCATCAACGGCGCGTATGTAGGCGCGGTGGTCAACGCGACCACGGCGACGGTTGCGCTCACGCCCGTCGTGTCCTGCTTCACGCGCACCGCGGCCAGCGCGACGGTGGACGTGGATTACATCTACGTGAAGGCCGATCGCGCGTGAGCAAGGAGTTGATTGCGGTTGACCCGCTCGCCAAAGCCAAGACCGAATGGGAATGGCAGGACGGCAAGCTGGTCATCCGCAACGCTCAGGATGTCACCGACATCGTTGAGCGCAACAAGCGGTGGCAGAACGACGGGCAGGGGCGGGGAAAGAACTTCCACCACGTCGCCCAGATCCCGCTGACGGTCTACTTCGACCTTCAAAAGCGCGGCATCGCCGACGATCCCAAGAAATTCGCTCAGTGGCTGAACGACCCGGACAACCGGGCGTTCCGCGTTTCGCTGGAAAGGGTCTGACATGCGCGTAATCACCCCCTGGCGGCTCGGCACGCATCAGTCCGTCGCCTATACCGGGACGGCCGGGACGATCTCGAACGCGGTCGGCGACAACGTGCGCGCCGTCCGGGTGATGGTCACCACGGCCGCTTTCATCAAGATCGGCTCATCCCCGACCGCGACGACGAGCGATGTCCCGATGCTCACGCCGAACGTCGCGGAAGTGTTCCTCATCAACGGCGGGGAGAAGGTGTCCGCGATCCAGTCGGCAGCGGGCGGGAACCTGCATGTGACGGAGCTTCTGTAAGTGGCGATTTCGACCTACGCCAACCTACAGACGGCGGTCCTGTCGTGGCTGACCCGCAGCGGCGACACCGCGCTTTCGGCCTACGTCCCGGATTTCATCGTCCTCTGCGAGGCGGAGGTGAACCGCATCCTCCGCGTCCGGGAGATGGAAGCGAGCGCCGATCTGACCGTATCGGCGCAATCGGTGGCGCTGCCCACGGGCTACATGCAGATGCGCCGGCTGTTCCTCTACATCTCGCCCTATACGCCCCTGGAGTACGTCACGCCCGATAGGTTCTGGACGGGCTATGCGGTTTCGACGGGGCAGCCCACGGTCTACACGATCGAGGGCGACAACATCCTGTTCGGCCCGACGCCCGACACGACGTACACCGGGAAGTGCCTCTACTGGCAGCGCCAGGACATCACGACATCGGCGCATCTTCTCTTCACGCGCAATCCCGACCTCTACCTGTTCGGCTCGCTGGTCAAGGCCGAGCCCTTCATCCGCAACGACGAGCGCTTGCCGTTGTGGAAATCGCAGTATGCCGAGGCCGTGGACCAGATCGCCAAGGCGAGCAACAAGGACCGCCATTCCGGCAGCCCTCTGCGCTCGCGTCCTGACACGCTCGGCATGTGATGCTCACCGAGACGCCCGTCGATTTCGGCGAATACACCCCCGATCTTCCACCGCTCAAGAACCCGAACGCGACCGTCATTTCCGGGGCCTTCCCGCGCACGGATCGGTCCTACGGCCCGATCGCGACGCCTGCGGTCTATTCGGGAGCGCTCGGTGCGCGCTGTCAGGGCGCTTTCGCGGCACGCTCGAAGGCCGGCGGCGTTTCGGTGTTCGCGGGCGACGCGACCAAGCTCTACCGGCTCGACACGGACGCGACGCTGGACGATGTTTCCAAGGTCGGCGGCTACACGATTTCGTCGGACGAGCATTGGTGTTTCGCGCAGTTCAAGGAACGTGCGCTGGCCTGCAACATCAGCGATGCCATCCAGACTTGGACGCTCGACAGTT